TGTGTCTTCTTGGTATTAACCGCGAAGCCAAGGAACGCAGTAAATGACGTGAACAGACTGACAGCGCCTGTCGGCAACAGTATATCGTCGCCATAAACGACTACCTCTTCAGAAGAAATACCTAGGTGTTCGCATACTGCAAGCGCACAGGCTAAGAAGATGATAGTCTGGAGTGGAAAGGTAAAACCGTTCCCCATACAGGAGAACATCTCCCACTCTTTCCAAGCGTCATCGATCAACCCCAGAGGAGACCTAGTAGCGTCGAGAATAGCAAACCAGTTACCTGATTTCTGTAACAACGCCATTACGACGAAGTACGCAATAGTATTGCTCGCGTTCTTCAGATCAATCGTCGCGATAGTACCATCGACACTGCCCTTTCGAGCAGACCGCTGATTAGGCGTTTGATCACGTAAGTCTACACCCCAGGGGATAAGGAGTTCTTGCATAAAGGAACCAATACCTTTTTGGAACCAAGAGTTTAAGTCGGGCTCTATACTAATGGTCCGATCTTTCTCTGCATCCTTATCCACAGTAGTTACTCTGTTACCTAAATTGAAGGTGGGAAAACCGGCATCAATCAAGTGCCCCCACCAACTAGGATATGCCGCTTTGAGGACGCGGCCCCAGAGTTGGTAACAATCTTTAGTTATTCCAACACCGTGCTGGAACTTATTGGAACTGGAGGTATTTTCACCCTTAATTTCAAAGGTGGCTCCAGGTCCCCACGCACACAACTCTAGCACCCTGTCAACGTCGAACTTTCCTAGGATCTGACCAACTATACGCACCACGCTGTCAAGCAGTGGAACGTTGGCACCGGAGAACTCCCCGGATGACGCCAGATCCAGAAATCGTCGATTAGTAGCGCAACAAACCTCTTCAGTTTCCCGAAGAGATTCCATCGCAACTGCGCGAGTATCAGTACCGGTTTTCAGGTCCTTATACTTACGCAAGAACTCAGTTGCGAGATACGCGCTCTCGAACTCTTCAGCGGTACCATAGTTATCGGGGTCAATTTTCAACCTCGCTATAGCTCCGTGAGAAGAGGCGGTTCGGCTTTTATACAAATGTTGCACTAGCCTAGCCTGCGAACAATCGAGAGACTCAAGGTACAAGCGAATTGCTGCATCGGTAACCGATTGCGGAACGCGGAAAGAGGCCATTTCTTTCAAAAACTTGGCCTCAGATTTTTCCTTCTTTGAGATACTCATAAAAAGGCCCTCTATAGTCGAATGACTAGTTAGTAAACAGGATCGTAGTTTTCAACCGCATTCCTCCACGGGTTGGCCAATGCAAGCAGGCCATACGCCATGGTACGGATGTTCTTACGTTCCTGTAAGATGGATCGCTGATGCATTAGTGCCGTCACGATGATCTGATTGGCATATGCAAGCGACGGTTGGGCAACGTAGCCCGAACCGGTCCCACCTGAACTAACTTCGAGGGTGGGCATCCAGAGGCGGATCTCCGTTTTGTGCATAGGAGAACCGTTCACTGGCGGTCGGTAATTCATTTTAATGACTTCCGACCCTAGCCCTATACCTGACGCTGGCAAAAGTTGCCATATCATGGTATTTGCGTCCCCGGGGTTTCCCGTAGGGGTAAAGGTATGACCGAGCGGAGTTGACTCCGCGTCGACGACGTAAATAGAGGCTCTTGCCGCCATTTTACTTCCTCTTAAAAAAGGTTGTACGGAAAAGGGCTAAACTATTCAAGGCATGCTGAACGCTAAGCGGACTTTTGATCCGCGGAAGCGACAACACTGGCCAAGTGTCAAGAACTTCACGAGTACAGGAAACGATGGTATGTCTCCCACGTGAATGACACTCAGTCGGCCCAAAAACAGTCGAACCGGAACCATCTACGACACAGCCAGACATGGTTTTTTGAAAGACGGTAAAGGACCCGTCCAA